TGCTACAAAATATGTTACAAATGCCAATTTCCCCAGTGTTTTCAATGGTTTTTTCTCCCCTGCTAAGGGAGTAGGCGTCTAAAAAGCGCGCGAGAGTTCAAATCTCTCCTTCCGCGCCAAAGTACCGATTTTAGATGTTTTAAATCTAAAATCGGTACTTTTTTATGCTTTTCACCCTATTTTCTGCGTATTTTCAAAAAGCAAAAAATCACGTTATGACACGCTCTGTAACATAAAATTATTTCCCGTATGCTACATTATATGTTACAGATTCAGCGCAATGCGAGGGGACTCCCCTATTTTTTTGCTACATGGACTTTATTTTCCGAAGCATAGAATCATAGACTTTTCGGTTCACAAGCGATAATGTGTCCATAAGTTCATCAACGACCGCCCAAGCCCTTGCCGGGTCTTTCCCGGCTACCGCAAGTAAAAAATCACTGTCCCCGTACTCGCCCACGGTAGCCGGTTCTGCGGTCACAGGGGCGGGAGCGCCGGAGTAGCAACCCACATACCTACCGCCGTCGCCCCGTTCCTCCTCCTGCATCTTGTCGCGTATCACATAAAGATCTGCCAGTTTGGCATAATTGGGATAGCTGGATTCCTCATATTCCAGCCGCGCTATCTCCTTGCGGATCTCGGCTTTATCCAGCATATCATATCCCCCTTATGCCCGCTCGATCTGCTCCATGCAGCGGCGGATCGCTTCGCGGGTCTTATCGTCGTCCGCGTCGCGCATCATATCGTCCAGTTGCGCGCGCATATGCTCGCGGGCATCAGCGCGGGTATATCGGCCCATTGCGTCACGGCGGCGGCCACGGTAAGAGCTGCCCCGGCCATACGTGCCGCGCATATCCGCCTCCCACTCGCCGTCGCGGGAATAGCCGCCGTCTTCAGCCATCTCGATCTTGTAGGTATTCTTGATGGAGCTGGTCAACTTCTGGATCGCGTCGAGGTCGCCTGCGGACATTTCCCGCTTCTCGGCAATTTCGTCCAGCTCTTTGCAGAGCATTTCGCGGAGATTCCTCAGATCATACATATTGCTTCCTCCTTTCATGCTACGCGCTCGACGGTAAGATTGCTGTTTGCAAAATTAACCGTTTGCGTGCTGGTGTTCCGCATACCTACCGTCAGGCAGCAGCCTCTCGGCACGCTCACCTGTGCGGATACATAAACGTTGAAGTAGTTTTCTACCGCTGCCGGTGTCACAGTCGCCGTCGCGCTTGCCAGGGCTTCACCGTTGATGGCAAGTGCGGCTGTGATTGCCTCGACTGTGCCGCCGGTTGGAATTGCGATGTTGCCGCCGTAGGAGACTTTGAAACTCGCTCTGCACTGATTTGTCAGCCCGCGCAGCGTGACTAGGCCGCTGCCCTCGCGGTGCACGATGCACGGCTTACTGCTCACTGCCGTTTCCGTCAGCGGGACGTTCTGCCCAGCGGCGACGCCGACGACGTTGGAATTCGTAAACTCAGCCAATCCCAAACACCCCGCCTCCCGAATTGCCTGCTTTGCAGTAGTTCAAAATCGGCTCCATCGCCGTCTTCATCGCCTCTGCGCAGCTCGGCTGCTCCATTTCGTCCACCGTTTTCAGGATACAGGCGCATGTGTAGAGATCCGTGATGTTCATCTTGTACAGATCCACGCCCATCAGGTGATCGATGAATTTCTTCTTGAGTTCCTTATATGTTGCCATAAAATCATTCCTTTCATAAAAATACAGCGGCGGGACGATTGCCCCGCCGCGTTGCTGTCGAGTATCGGCAATGGGGCCGATCATTTTCGTGAGGCCACGAAAAAGCTCTACGATATGGAGTTTGGGCTGTTACGCCGCGCAGCCGTAGCCGAAACCGCTGTTGTAGCTGTTGCAGCAATACGGGTTCGCTACTACATAGGCCGGGTTCGGGCTCGGGCGAAGCGTAGATACAAGGTAGTTGTTCTGCGCGGCCTGAGACGCTGCCAGCTGGTAGCCGAAGATCTGCTGATTCTGCTCAGCGATCTTTGCATCCTTCGCGGCCAGCTCCTGCGCCGTCAGACGCTGATCGATGCTGCGGAAGCCGCAGTTCATAGCGTCGATGATGTCGCGGGTGGTGTTCTGCATGAGATTGCGGGTGTCACTGGCCTGCGTGGCGAGGTTGTAATTCACGCCCATGATGGCCTCGCGCTGCTCGCAGCAGCAGCTTGCGATCTGCGCCTGAAGGGCGCTCAGCTGCTGCATGAACGCCATCTGCGCGTTGCAGCGCGCGATTTCGGCCTGCGAGAAGCCGCTGGTCACGGCCTGCGTTACACCAGCAAAGCCGTTGAGCACGCCGGTGTTCATGGCATAGAAGCCGTCACACAGCCCGGAGTTCACGCCATCCAGCTTGCGCTCGAGGTTTGCGAAGTCAGACGTGAGCACATAACCATTCATCGCGCCGCCGTTTCCATTACCTCCCCAACCGTTGCCGCCCCAGCCATTGCCGCCCCAGCCGAGGAGAAACAGCACGGCGAACCACATCCAGTTATCGCCCCACATGCCCATACCGCCGCCGTAGTTATTGGCGGGCTGAAGGGGCATAGTCGGCTGAATGCCGTCAGTAGAAAGACTCATAAAATTCTCCTTTCGTAGATTTTTTGAAATTTATCTCAATCGTGGCCACGAATTGAAATCCGTTTTATCCGATCAGCTGCCGGAACTGCGCCGCCATCTGCTGCAGCTGATTCAGCTGCTGCTGCGAGATTTTCCCGCTTCGTACCAGCTTTTCGACCTCTGCTTTTGGATCCCCCTGAAAGCTATTCTGGAATTGACGGAACCGCTGTATCATGTTCTGGAACTGCCCCATCGGGCCGGGCAGCTGTCCGCCGCCGAGGGCGTTAAACAGTGGGTTCATTGTCCGCCTCCTTCATCTTTCGCGGCCTGACGCTTGGGGCGGCCAGCTTCGCCACAAGCTCTTCAAACTCTCTGCGGGTCACATATTCTTCGCTCATGTCTTTTCGCGGCGCTGCGGGCGCTGGCGCGGCCTGCGCACGCTCTACAAGGTCGTAGGTCGTCATGGTCGGCTTGCCGCTTGCATCGGCCTTTTTCACATACACGACCGGCGCGTTCATATCCCAAAGCGTAACAGCATTGTTGGGCGCGACGATAAAGTCGTTTGCGGCCTGTTCGTTCGGAATCCAGATGATCGACTGATTCTGCGGCTGCTGGGGCTGCGGCTGGTAGGCCGGTATCTGCGGCGCGGGCTGGTACTGTGGGCGCATCATTGGCTCCTGCATCGGCTGACTGATCGGCTGGCCGATTGGCTGATTATAAATCGGCTGCTGATACACATACGGCTGTTGTCCGAACATCATTTATCCTCCTTTGCCCAGTAGAACAGCGGGATCTCATTGCCGCTGTCCCATGTGTCGAAATAGCTTCCGTTCTCCGCACAGACCACATGACTGGACAGAGCAAGAACGTACACGCCGCGCGGATGGTCTGCGCAGAAATCCGCGACGGTATAGCAGTCCGGGCACGTGTTCGGGATTACGTTCCGGGTAAAGCCCTGCTGCCGGAGGTAAGCGCTCCATACGCTGTTTGCGCTCGGCAGATCGCCCATGATGAGCCCCTGCAGGCACAGGCCGATATACACCTCGTCCCAGCTCTTCCCGGTCGCCTTTGCGATAGCCCGGACGGTGCAGTCTCCGACCTTCTGCCCGGCGGGATTTGGATTGAAATAAGAAAAGCCCATACCGAACACTCCTTTGATGTGTCCAGTATGGGCTTTTTTGCGTTTTGATGTGCCTCAGCTGCGTATCACTTGTGCATCATTTCCGCTCAGTTTGGAAGACTGCCGGACGCAGCCTTCATCCGCGCCATGATCTCCGGCAGTCGGCGCTGGACCGTGGCGCGGCCCAGAAACAGCTCTGTTGCAACGTCTACCTGAGGAAGCTTATCCACAAAATAGAGCTGCGCGATCTTCTCATTTTCCCGGCCAAGATTGGCCTGATAGATCACGGCCTCCATATCCTTGCGGGTCAGCCTGCCCAGCTCTGGCGGCAGCTTGGCCCGCGCCTGCGGCGACATACGCCCCGCCTCCTTACTTTTCCTTGTGATTCAGCACAGCGATATTGCCCTTGTTGCTCACTTCGAGATCCAGCGCGGCGGCCAGATCGCGGACCTTGATGTAGTTCGTGCCGTTCTTCAGGATGCGTTCGACGGTGATTTCTTTACCGTCCACGATGATCTTGCTCTTTTCGACCACTTCTTTTTCCCCCTCTCCGTTCTTTCCGTCTTCGAGGGCCATCACGGTATGGCCCTCGCTTACCAGTACGTCCCCGCGCAGGAGATTGGCGTCCGTCGTCAGATACTTGCTGCCGGTCAGCAGCTCAAAGTCTCCCGTTGCGGGCCAATCGTGCAGCATACAGTAGGTAGTGCAGCTGTTTCCCTGCCGACGGTAGAGAGCTTCGACCGACGCGCAGCCTGCGGCCACGGCGCAGAGCATCATGAGCGCGGAGCAGTCCGTCTCCACGGGCTTTGCGATCCTGCTCACGTCCCATCCGACGGCTCTGGCGGCCTCATACGCCGTGTTCCGGTCGGCCATGTCGTATCCGATATTCCGGTTTTTAATTGCTGCCTCGCACGTCTGCGCGGCCAGCTCGGCCTTTTTGCGGCTCTTGTAGCGCAGGACGCCGAGCCAGCGGCCATTGTACCAGCTGGAGATATTCAGCTCCCGCCCGGTCTGGTTGCCGGGCTGCTGGTTGCGTCCTCCGGTTTCTCCAAGACTGGCCTGCCCAATTTTGATACTCATGCCCGCTCACTCCCGTACAACTCGTGGTGCAGCTGCAGCACGGCGGCCTCGATCAGCTTATCGATCGTTTCCACATCAAATTGAATGCCCTTCTCGGCGAGGAAGTTCACGACATACGCCTTTTTCGCCGCGCCGTCCGTCGCGGTGTACAGCTGCTCCGCTGCCTTTACGCCGATCTCAACGTAAGTGCGGAGCGTTTGCAGCTTGTCCGCATCGATCTTGGTTTTGAGCCACGGGATCAAAAATGCCGAAACGAGCGCGCTGATGAGCGCGATCACTGCCGAGATGATCTGTGTGTAGTCCATATGTAATTACTCCTTTCGCTATTCGACTGTTTCATTTTTCTTCGCAAAAACCCGCTTGAAGGCAAGCAGGCCAAGCTCTGTGATGGTTGCCCAGCCGGTAAAGCCGAGCACGTCGGACAGGTCGATCGACGCGCCGAGCTCCGGGCTGCGGATGACTGCAATTAGGACGGCGACGGTTTTCAGAGCGCAGGCCCAGACAATTACCGTCGTGATGAGCTGGAGCAGATACACAACAATGGTTCGCGCCATTTCGCCCTTGCTCCACTTGCCTTTTACCCGCATATCTGCCTCCCAGTTTATTGCGCACTGCTATGTCCGCATTGCGCCTCCAGCTGGTGCAGGAATTTTTTCACGTCGCCGTTCCCGCCCATTTTTTTATACTTTTCTCCGGCAATCAGGCGCTCGGCCATTGGCATTTCCTCGCTCATGATCGTGAGGCGGAGGATTGCCAGATACTGCTCATTCTGATGCTCCTGCATTTTTCCGAGCTTCTTGTCGATCTCGCCTAGGTGCTCATCCTGCGATGTGGCCTTGCCGCGCTTTTTCTGTATCGCGCCGACGACGGCGTTCACTACCGCCGTAAGCGCGGACGAGCCGAGCACGGCGCAGACGAGGGTGACGATGATGGTTTTGCTGTCCATTTTTCCGTACCTTTCTCTTTTATTTTGCCGGGCTAATCGTCCGCCATTTTGATGTAGGTAGTGGTGTCGCTTGAATAGCTGATGCTCGGCAGCGTCGTGCCGCCGAGGACGGCGTAGAGGGCCGGGTATGCAGTCTGATCGAAGGTTGAGCCATCGCACGCGTGCCACGGGACGGAGAGGACGCGGACGGTCGTGAGGATATCGCCGATGTGATAATTCGGCTCCGACAGCTTCCCGAATGCCTCATTTACCATCGGGTTCGCCGGTGCGTCGCCCGCTCGCCAGATCTTTGCAGCGCTCTGTGCCGTCAGCAGGTTCCCGGCCGTGAGCGGCGTCCCGGCCTCCAGTGGCTCGTCCTCCGGGCGAAGCCATTCATACCGCAGAAGGCTTCCCGCCGCATCATACACCCCGTACCGGACGGCCCCGTTTGCGAGATCGTTTGTGCCGATTCTCTCCCGCATGGCTATTCCTCCAATGCCTTGATGTAAGCATGACTGCGAAGCCCCGGTGCAACTGTTGGGATTTTCTTATCTCCATACGCGAAATCATGATACATTATGTACCCATTTCCTGCGGCGGAAGTTACGACCGCCGCCAAGCTCCCGCACGCTGCCGCGGGCTGATATGTGTTGATGAACCGGTTGAGCGCGTGCGGCATTGTTATACACACGAAGCCAGAAGCGTCATCATCCGCAAGTACTAATTTTTGGGTTGTGTACGTGCTAGATGATGCAGCGACACACACGGATACGCCGTCCACAAGAATCATACCGGCGGGAAATTCGTACCTTGACGCTGTTAAACCAGATATCGTAGAGTTTGCAAGAACCTGCGTAAACGTTGCACCATTATTTTCGGATTTGAAATAGGCGTATTTGTTATCCGATGAGGCCGTTATGATTGAAATGGTATTTCCGTCTACGGCATACTCCAAAACGTCGAAAGACGTATGGCTGAAAACAGTCGTCCACGAGCTTTGGTCGAGCGGATACTGCGTTCGCTGAAGCTGTTGCCTACGCGTAGAATTTTCGTAGTAATCATATATCCTATAAAAATACCCCGTTTCCGCATTATATTTTTTCGGCAAGCTGCTGTCACTGTATTTTGAAAATGCCCATCCGTCTAAGGTAATTGCTTCTGGTTCTTCGACGAGATCAGCGCGGTATAGACATTCGTAGTCCTTAGCGTCCTGATACTCGATCGATGCAATATACTTTGATCCGTCATAAAACAGCCACACGGGAGGGGGATAACTCTCCGGTAAAAAGTCTTCCGTAGTAGATAGTACAGTGAATTTCCAGCTAACAGGATTAAGCGTATCAGTGTGCGCACAAACGTACAAACGAGAACTATTTGATCCGCCGGGATCTGTGACAAAACTCATATAAAAGACAAGCACATATTCCCCGTTTAAGTATTGAACCGTAGTCTGCCTTTCTATACTGTTGCTAATTATGGTGAGGCCTCTATATTTTTTTCCCTTCAATGGATTTTTAGGTATAGAAATATCATTCCAAGAAACAAGGTCTGAAGAATAGTAGATTTTACCGTCCAGATAATCAGGGCTATTGCTATTCGCGCTCGTGATAAACCAATACCCATTTGCATATGAAACGCTTGGATTGTAGAGATTTGCGTTCATCAACGTGGAAACAGCCCACGCAGCATCGGTCTTGCTGGATCTCAATATATTGAACAGTTCCGGGTACTGTGCGCCGGAAATGTACCTACCGTCGCACGGGAGCCATGCGTCGGAGAGGTCTGTGCGAGACGTGATAGCGATGTCGCCGACTTTGGCCGTACCCTCCGAAAGCTTGCCGAGAGCGTCGTTGACTGTCGGGTCCTCCGGCCTCGTGGTTGCGTTCGGCCAGAGCTTGGCTGCGGTGGCATCGGACAGAAGATTTGCTTTATTGAGAGGCGTACCCTCAACTGTTGGCTCGTCCATACGTTTCATGTACTCGTAGTGATCAAGACTACCGTCGGAATTGTAGATGCCATATCGAATAGCACCGTTTGTAAGAACTTTAGTAGGTTGACGATCTTTCATATCAAGCCTCCTGTCGCGCATTCCGCAGCGCCGGTGTAGCGGAACGCCTTTGTGATGTTATCGATCAGTTCCTCGCAGAGCGCAAGAATGCGCTCGATGTCGTTTGCGCCGGTGTAGGTCAGCCGGTCGAGGCCGGGCGCGTCCGGTGTTCCTTCGGGGTATGCCAGTGCGTCCCGGATGGACTGCACCTGCTTGCGGTATGCCTCGGCCTGTGAGGCTGTTATAATGTCCGTTACGGCCCAATCTGTTTTTGCAGACCATGCGATACTCATGCCGCAGACCGGCGCAAGACGCGCCGCCAGATAGTTCAGGGCCGTCCCCACGCGATTCATGTCGGCTGCGTTGTACGCGCCCTTCATCCCGGCCAGCCATTCCGCCCGCTCGGCTGCGGTCATGGCAGCAAAGCCCTTCGCGGCAAGCGCCTTGACGCGCTCCACGTCCGCCTGCGTCCGGTCGGTGACGAGGGTGTCAATGATGGTACTCATGCGCCAACTCCTTTCGTTACGGCATAAATTCCGCCTCCGCTGAACGTCAGTTCCATACCGGTCTGCACAGCATTTTCGTTTTGTGCGAATGCGTCGGAGATTTTGATGGTGTCGCCGGTTTCGAGCGCCGGATTGCCCCGGTTTTTCACGCTGTAGATCTTTCGGCGATTATACTGCGCAAGCAGCCACGCGGCCACACTCTGATAGTTTGCAGGCGCTACGCACGGGTTATTTACGCTCTTGATGTTTTTGCCGCTCCCGGCGGTGATTGTCGTATCGATATTCGCGTAGTCGCTCTTAACGTGCAGCTCTACGCAATCAACCGCTTCCGATATGGACACACCGTCATAGTTATAAAGCTCATCCGGCGTTATTTTTCCCAATACTGCGCCTGCTGAAAGCTCCGCGATGTGCAGGTTTCCGGATCGATCAAACCACGCGGAGCACATTGCGGCCTGTGCCAGAATCCGGATCGCCTCGCGTCTCGTCGTCTTCCGAGGGATCGCAGGGACTACCGTTCTTTCGTCTGCGCCGCCGCCGTAGATCACAGTGACGTCGTATCCTTCCAGTACGGACGCAACTACAGTCTGGAGCTTGCACGCGGTAGCGTTTCCGGCCTCATAGGTTGCGCGATCGAGTGTCGCAGCCATATCGTTTCCGACAAGCTGTGCCGTAACGCCGGAATCGCGCGCTGTAACGGACGTAAAAAAGAACTCGCCAACGTCTATGCTCTCTCCGTTTACAATGCATCTGGCAAGCAATTTCTGGCCATCCTGAACCACGGAGAAAACGCCGTCCGGGTTCAGAATGTTGTACCGATGATCCGCGTTGTCGAATGTAAAGGAAATCTGCCGGGACGGGAACGATTCGCAGGAAACGGATGCTTCCTCTATGATCTTCACGTCGGCCATTGTGTCGTTTTCGTAGGTTTCCGTCAGGCCGAAATCGATCTGCCGCAGCCGGGCGCGTGTCTTTGGCAGGAACGTCTTGTCAAATCGAATCGTCAGCTTTGTGTAATTTGCGGCAGTCATGCTGATGTTCTGCCGCGCCTGCGTGATCATCTTTGTTCCGGTTGCGACCGTCGATCCGTCGCTCGCATATGCGGTAATTGTGATCTGCGCCGGGTATTGGTTCATTTTTTCATCAAACAGCATCGCCCAACCAATCGTGGATACCGGCGCGGAGAATTCAAACGTAATTGTGCTTGCCATTTCGGCGCTATCGTTTGATGCTACTCCGCTCCACCAGCCAACATACTGCCCGCCAAAGCTATCGTTCGGAATATCGATTGTCCCATCCAGAACCCACCGGTTCAATTCAAGCCCAGCGAACTTCCCGGATATGGTTTCTCTGTCGCTGATTGTTTCGGCGGCGCTTGTGCCTGGTGCCGAATCCGATGCAGAGGCCGTACCGTTCTTCTTTGCCGACGGGTCAACAATGTAAAACCGGACAAGCATGCCGACCTCACGCACCGGTGTAAACGGTGCGTAATTGCTTGATACCTTCTGCATCAATCCACCCCTTGCTGTGTCGCGGAGATTGTGACGCCGCACCACTGCGATACGCCGTCCTCATCGTAGATAATCGCCTTGTATTCCGGCTGTTCAAAAAGGAAATCCCTTGTTTTGTCGCCGTCTACATCCGGGTATGTTACGCTCAACACATGTTTCGTGTTGATCATGCTGCGGAGTTTTCGGAGATCGGCGACAGAAAGCCAGCCCGTCGGGATTTTCAATTCATTTTTTACCCCGATGATATCCATAACCGTCTTTCCGGATGCCATTGTCGCGGTTGCGCCAATATCCTTCGGCTGAATCGTGAACACGAGATCGCGCAGAAGCGTGACCGTGTTTGTTCCGTCCGTGATTTTAATCCTACGCAAGCGATACACCCCTTTGTACGATCTCGCCCCGCAGCGGATCGAATATTGCTCTTGCTATCGTCTGTCCGTCGAGTACAAGGTTGATCTGCATTGGCGTTCCGGGCTGGTTGTTGGCAAGCAGGCCGTTCACGACGCCGACAGAGGACTTTGCCGCGCCGGACACGGAGAATGACGTTGTTCCGAAGGTCATCTGATCTTCGATATCTTTCCGCACCCCGAGCATTTCCCTGTCAAAGCCCTGCCCAAGTCCTTCTGCCATGTAGCCGCCGATTCCGGCGAAGACTTTAGACGGGGACGCAATACCGAGGATGCTCTTGACGCCGCTCACAAGGCCGTTGACCATATCGCTTACCGTCCGCTTTAGGCTCTCCCACATATGCAGAAATCCGTTTTTGATACCGTCAACGATATTTGTTCCGATGCTGCCCCAATCGTATCCGAGGAACGTATCTACAATCGATTTGATTATCGTTGGGATCGACATGACAAGATCCGGGATTGCGCTAATAAGGCCCTCAATAAGCGCCATGATGATTTTCGGGCCGGACATGATGATTTGCGGAAGATTGTTAAGAATCCCCTGTACAATCCCGATAATGAGTTTTGGCACAGCCGCAGTAAGCTGCGGAATGGATTTAATCAGGCCATCGATCAGCGACATAACAAGTTTTGCGCCGGATTCAATGATTTTGGGGAAGTTTTCAATAAGCGCGGTGATGAGATTTGTGATAAGCTTGGGCGCCACCTCAAGCAGCCTCGGGACGGCGTCAATGATTCCGTCCGCCAGAGCGAGGATGATCTCAAGCGCCGCATCTACCAAATTCCCGAGATTGCCAGGGTCGGTCAGCGTTTCAGCGATTTTGATGATTGCTTCCGTTGCCGCCGGGATCAATTCCGGAAGCGTCTCCGTAATGCCTTGTACCAGAGAGATAACAACATCTATACCGGTTTGAATGATTTCCGGCAGAAGCTCGACTATGGCCGGAACGAGAATCCCAATGGCTGTCGGCGCGATGTCGCCAAGCACCGTAAGGATCTCCGGGAGCGCGGACATAAGTCCGGTAATTAGGCTTGCCGCGCCTTCTATAAGCGAGGGCAGGACAGAGCCAAGTATGCCCGGCAGTTGCGAGCTTACGGTTCCCAGCAGCGTGGAAATTGCCTCCACAATGCGCGGCAAAAGCTCCTGAATGCGCGGAATCAGGTTATTGCCCGCAACAACAATGGAATCCGTGAAGTTTCCCACGAGGGTTCCCAAGTCCTGATCCGGGTCTGCAAGGCCGGTCACAAGGTTCTTCAATGCGGCTTTTACCATGCCGAAAGATCCTTGAATCGTGGACGCGGCTTCTTTTGCGGTCGTGCCGGTGATGCCCATTTCGGTCTGCACGACATGGATCGCGTCCACGATATCCGCATAGCTGGAAATGTCGTACTTGATGCCGGAGATTTTCTCCGCGTCTTCAAGCAGCCGCTGCATTTCGGCCTGCGTACCGCCGTAGCCGAGCTTCAGGTTATCGAGCATGGTGTAATTTGCTTTTGCGAACCCCTGATATGCGTTCTGGATTGATGTCATGTCCGTGCCCATTTTGTTCGCGTTGTCGGACATATCAGTCAGCGCCAGGTTTGCTTTTTCTGCCGCTGCACTGGTATCCCCATCGAGAGACTGCAGCAGGGATGCAGAAAAGCTTGTCACCGTCTCCATGTACTCATTCGCAGACAGCCCAGCGGTTTTGTACGCGTTGTTTGCGTACTCCATAACTTTATCTTGGCTATCCTTAAAAAGCGTCTCTACGCCGCCGACAAGCTGCTCGTAGTCCGCATATGCTTGGATTGCCTTTGTTCCAATCGTGCCGATTGCCGTCGCCGCTGCCGTCACGCCGACTACCGCAGCCTTGCCGACAGTGGCAAGGCCGTTTTTAATCTTCTCGCCGAGGCCGGATGTTTTCTTCCCGGTTTCGTCGATGCCCTTGTCCGCTTCAGACGTGTCCGCGCCGATTTTTACAAAAAGTTCAAATAGATTCATGCTTCACCACCAATCCGCACCGCTTAACAACCTCGGCGGTGATCTCTTCGCAGGTTCGGTTGTCCTGCGGCTTCGGGTCTATCAGATCGGAATATTTTGCCTGCACAAAGCTGCCGCCCGCGAATTTCGCTGTGTTTTCCGTCATTGTGCGCAAACACTCCGCCGTATAAATACGGAAGGCTGATTCTTCCTGCTGCCGCTTTACCAAAATCGGCAAAAGGCGAATCAGCCCTCCCGCGCTTATCTTTGGAGCCGCCAGAAGCGCAAGCGTTACGCTTTCGCCTCCGACGCGCACGATTTGAAAAAATTCTGCATATCCTTATCCTTGACGATCTCCTGAATCTGCCACATGGTTTTTAGGACGCTCTGCTTTTTGACCGCCTCAACAGTCGTTTCGTTGACCGCAGCCAGAATACCAAGCGTATCTTCCCGGTGCTTTTTCAGAATCAGGGGAATCCACTGACCGATCTTCTGCGCACCGATCGCGTACCGTTCTCCCGCCGTCTGTGGCTTCTCCGCGTCGATCTGTGCTTTCAGACTCTCCCGCAGCTCATCATCCGTCAGAATATTGAGCGCGTACACGCTGACCTCGCAAAGAACATCAGCTGCCCTATCCGTGCTAAGTTCCGAAAATTTCATACTTTCTTCTCCTTACGTTTCGGCCGTACCGGCTTTGATATAAACCTCATACGGCACAACGTCCTGCTTCGACATCGAATAGTGCGCCGTGTACTCAAACGCCATCTGTCCCTTGCCCTTGTCGGCGGTTTTCAGCTGGAATCCGCCGGTCGATAGCGCGTTCATAAGACGAATAGCAATGAAACCACCGTTTGTCGCACCGTTCTTATCGGAATAATCACCCACAAGCCAGATGTCCGCAAAGTCAGTCGGCGAAAGATCGCGCCGAGGAACAACCTTCGTCGTATCTGTGCCGTCGATGTCAGCCGCCGCCATAAGAGATTTCGCGGAGGTAGTCGTAGCCGTTACATATGTACCGGAAAGTTTCACTTCGACATCGTCCATCCGCTTCATTTCCATTGTGTTCTTTGGGCAGTTGTCCACATCCGAGCCGTAGTCAGAATACGTCGGTGTCGCGGAAAATGTAATGCCTCCGGTAGTTGCGCCGATCTGGTTCTCCGGTTCAAACGTTCCGGTTGCAGGCGTAAATTCGCTCAAAATAACGCCAGCATTGATTTGCAGCTGCTTAAACGTATCCGCCGGAATTTTTGTAAATTTCGCCATGAAATCAGTCCTTTCAGTTCGCGGTAATGTATTCGATTGTGACGTTCAAATACCGCCGCTTGATATTTGCATCAGAATCGTCCCGGACGTTCTGGCACCACGGAGATCCGCGCTTGATCCAGATTGCGCCGTCGTCACACGGCACAAACACGCCGCCCAAGCCGATAGCGTCCGAGATTTCCTGCGCTTTCGCGTTTGGTTCTGCTTCCTGCGTTGTGTAGTACCAGAGATTCACCGTCAGGCCGATTTCCCCGCTGTCCCACGCGCCAGTAATCAGCTCATAGGTCAGCCACGGAAAAACGGCATCGTCCGGGACACTTGATGTGGGGTATGCCGTGAGAAATTGCGAGAACCACGCATGCAATGCTTTGTCTTTCGTCATGTTGGCAGCGCTTTCTTTTCTGCAGTGAAGTATTTCAGATCGAAGCTTGCGGACTTCGGTGTTTGCTTGTCCTTTGGCTCGGACGTGACGCGGTACGTCTCGCCGGTCGTCTTGTCGCGGAAGAAGTCGTTATAATCGATTGGTACGGCTTTTTGCACAAGCACCGAGTAAACGCTTGTCACGCCCTCCTTCTCCGCTCTGCGAGCCTCCATGGACGTATCGAGCATCTGGTAATTTGCGAATTCCGCCCCGTCCGTCCATATCGTGACGTAACCGCCCGCTCCGTCCGGCGTCCGGCTTTTTTCGAGCAGCACGCACGGGCGGGCAAAATCATCAAGTAAACTCATATCAGATCTTCCTCCACTGGTTCATGCGCGATTTGAACGTCGTCTGCCATGTCACAGCCCCATTCGCGGAGGCACTTCCGCTCGATCCCTTCGAGTAGCTATAGCCTCCGAAGCTTTCCGAGGTAAACGGGCTTGCTGCCGCGTCCCCGTTTTTCTCCTGCCATGCTCTGATCTCAGCTTCGAGGGCGAGGACAGCGGACGGGACGGCCATCGGCCAGACAGAGCCATCAAAGGTCTCGTCGGCCATCCCGTAATCCGGGTATTGGTGCACACCGTCATTAAAAACGGAACCTACAATCCGGAAGAATTGCCCTTCTTGCAGGAACGGCAGCGCAATGCTGCCGTTTTCTACTGTGTACGTTCCGCTGATCCGATCCGTTTCAAACCAGTTCCGCAGAACCCCGCACAATTCGGTTAGCATTGCGCTGCCGCCTCCTTACTTTGCCGTTACCGTTGCGTTGCCAGCCTTCTGCGCTTTGTAAGTCGCGTCAGCCTCAACGACTGTGATCTTCTTGCCCGTCGCTGCCGTGACATCGGACTTGCCGTCCCACGTCGGCCACGTTCTGACGTTCTGGCCGTAGGTGACAGTCTCAGCCGAATCGCCTACCTTGTACTTGTAGACGTTGCCGCTTGCTTCCTTCGCGGGCGTTACCGTGATCTTCGTGTCACCTGTCGCCGTGCCCGCCGCAGAGGTAACCGTCAGCGTGCCGAGCGTCGGGGTCTCGTCAATGTCAGCAACGGCAATGCCGTCCTGATACTCCGCGAACAGGGTCATGCCCATGATCGCAAAGGACTCGGAGACCGCAGTGGAGTAGTTGCCCTGCACATGGAAACCGACAAGGTTGGTTTCTCCGTCGGTTCTGTAGTCGAGACCGGCACGGGCGAAATCGCTGTCAGCTGGGTCAATGTAGTACAGGACAATGTTCTCGACCGGAGTCGCAATAACACGACCGCGTTTGATCTCATCGTCAGACAGCAGGAACACGGTGCTATAGCCCATGAAGTTCTTGATGTACTGGAAGCCGAATTCAGTCTGGATGGTGATATCGGCGCCGCCGAGGTAATCGTACAGATCCATCACGTTCACGAAGCCAACAACGTTGGTCGCGGTGCGGTGCATCTGCTTGAACTTGTTGATAACAGCGCCCTTCGCCATTGCAAGCGCGCGCTGCCAGTTGGTTTCGCTGACGGTCAGCAGGCCGGTATTCAGATAATCGTAGAACCGATTGGTGACATTGGTCTGCAGCTCATACAGGAACGCCTCGTCGGTCAGGGCGACGGCAACGTCATAGCCGTATTCCTTGATCGCCTCGATGGAAACAGCCTTTGCGTACTTCTCGACGTTGATGTTGGCGTAGTCCTTTTCAATGACAGTCGCTTTGGAGTAGGGAATCTCTTCACCCTCGCCGACGCTCTGCGCGAGCGTCACGCTTGCGGTCTTGGATTTCAGGACGGTGCCCGGCTGCTTTTTGATGGGGCGCATAATGCCGAGAATGTCGCGCAGGTGCTGCCAGTTCCGCGCAAAGCGGGTTACAAAATCGATTTCACGAGCGGTTACCTGAACGTCGCTCGTCATCGTCAGATTGGTCTTTGCTCCCATGTTTATTCTTCCTTTCCGAACAAATTAAGGTTGGCGGCGATTGCTGCCTGCCGTTCAGACGCGTCCCTGATTTTGAAGATGTCGTCCCGGCTCATAGCGCCGCCGTTGTTTGCGGGCGGATCTTTGGTGTCCGCGCCCTTCTGCTTGGTGGTAACAACGAAGTCCGCCCACTCTTCCTTGATGGATTTGCGCAGCTCGTCGGCGTTCTTGATCTTGCCGTCTTCCAGTTCAACGCTGGTCAGATCGGTGACCTTCAAAACCGAATCAATTCGTTTTTCGCTGATACCCGCAGACTTCAAAAGTTCCCGATACGCGGATTCTTTCGCGCTCTTGGTTTCCTTCTGCATCTGCTCTCTTTTGTAGTCGTCAAATTCCTTTTTGACCTTGTCGTGCTTATCCTTCCAGCCATCGTCGCCTTTGGCTTTCAGGTTTTCAAGCTCCGCCTGCACTCCGGGGAGCTTTTCGGCGTCTGCCTTATACCGTGCAAGGTCGCTTTTTAGCCCGTCTACGGTATCGGTGTGCGCCTCAATGATCGTATCCATCTGCTCTTCTGTCAGCCCCATGCCCTTCAGGAGCTTGCGCGTCAGTGCCATGTTCTATCTTCCTTTCCCTTGTCGGCGGTGCTTTGCCGCGACAGAACAAAAAATGTGGCAACAGTCATTTCTTTGCTGTTACCACACTTATACCGTATATTTATGGCTCTGGGACGCAATCTTTATCCGTTTTTCATCTCATCTTCGACAATTTGCCGGTACTGCGCCGCATAGTTCGCCGCCGCTGGCTTCAAATACGGCTGTGCTTTATTTCCCGCCGTCCAGTGCCAGTTGCCCTTTGCGTCCTGATACGCCCACGGCGTAGGTCTCCCGCCCGGATAATGCTTGCCCGTCCCGAGCTCCACATAGGCAGCATATTCAGAATCACTTCCGACATATACCGCCGGTTCTTCCTGGTCTACGCGGTGCGTGATGCTGTTGCGTAGGTTTCCGGTATCAACCGGGCATAGCCGCTTCGCGTACTTTTCCGCCGTCATGCCGATCTTTTCAAGCGCACGAAGCAGCACGTTTTTCATATTGTCCTTGATTTCCTCTGAGTTGTCGATAAATTTAACGTCCATTTTTCTTTTTCCACCCTGCCCATTCGGCATAGCTCATGTTCTCGATCAGCTCATTCCGTCCGGTCGCCTGGTTCCTGGCGCGGCGCTTTCCTCCGGAGGTGTCGATTCCTTCGACCTCGGATACCAGCGTGCAGCGGCAGTTATAGATTTCGGACGGTGGGCCGTTCGGGTCACCTGGGTAGCGGCAGCCGTTGGAGAACTTTTTGTCGTTGTCCACGATCTCGCCGTCGAGCATGGCGTGGGAGTGGCGGGTTCTTCCGTCGAGCGTCGCCATCCATTGTTTCCTGCACTTGATTCCCATTTTCTCAGCGGCATAATAGGAATCCAGCCGTCCGGCGTTCTGCGCGCCCGTGACGGCTGTACGCGCCGTCCGGATTGCGCTATCGCGGTTCATGGTGGTGATACGGCTTTGCAGATCATCCGCCATGCCTTTGATGCTCCGGCCCTGCAAGATGGAGCTGGTGACACTGGCCGTGATCTGCTTTTTCCCGTATGCAAGATCAATCCCACGTTTGAGTGCTCGCTTCTCCGGGTAGGATGGCATAAGGCCCGGCTGCTCGGCAATCAGGCGCTTCACAACCCGCTCATCCCAGAGATCGAATCCAACGTCCCCCGCCACCTGCTCGATCATATAGGCTGCTAGGTTCCTGTTCAGGCTGTAAATCCCCGGCGTTGCGTCGTTGATATAGGCGATTGCGGTTGCGTTTGCATTCGTCATTCGCTCTGCGACTTTATCCCTTAGCGCTTCAAACCGCTTCCCGCGTCCAATCTGAGCAGCACGCCACAGCTTGTATTGATCCTCCGAGATCTCCCCAGCGTCCAGCCGCGCCTTTTCCACCGCGTCACGCGCTGCAAATTTACCGAAGTAATCCCTGATCGTATCTGTCAGATCGTTATACGCTTCCCTATATATCGCAGCAATCCGCTTTTCAAGCTTTGCGAGCTCTGCGTCGGTCATTTTCTGCCCGGCGGTGTTGCTTGTGCTCATACACTTCTATCCGCCCCGCCGAGCACGGCACAGACGAGGGTGACGATGATAGTCTTGGTGTCCATGGTGTTCTCCCTTTTCCGGTTTTCGGTGGTTTATCCTCCAGTAATATCCGGATAATCTTCAATCGCTCTTATTTTGTTCTTGTAATCTCCCCAATAACTTGAGGTTTTGTAACTGTCTACAAGCGCGGACGGAACATAGAGATACATACTTTCTATAGTTGAAAGAAGAGCACCAAATCCGCTGCCTGCCGTTGTAGGCGCAACCTCAGAATTCCTCAGAATTACTGTTCGCAACCCGGTGTCGCCTCTAAATGAGGATGCGTTTGATTTTTGTAACTGCGAAAAATCAATTCGCTCAAGCGATTTGCAATTTTGAAAAGCATATTGTTGTATATCTGTTGTATTTGGAAATACAATACCAGTTAGATTATTGCACATAAAGAAAGCATACAGGCCTACCACTGTTATATCAGAATTTACATACACACCTGTTATGCTTCTATCTATAATGGACGGAAGTACACTATCTCCTCCACCGGGCGTAGGGACGTTGACGATTGCAGTTGCCTTACTCAGAGTCTTCCCGGCGTCCGGGGTGATCTCCACTGTGCCGTTGGCGGTGATGGTAACGGTTTTTTCCTGCTCTTCCTTCGCGCTGCCGGAGGGGATGGCTTGAATCGCCGAGACGAAACCGGACGGGTAGACCAGCGGGGCAGATGTGCCGCCCTTGGCGCGGATCGCGTCGGCGACCTTTTTGATGTCGGTATCATTGGTTAAGTAGTCCATTAAAAATTCACCCCGTTTGCATCAGAAATGGAGACGGCTGCCCATGCGCCATTAACAACGCGCAAAAACTTCCCGTTGTCGGAGGTGGTGACGGCCGGAAGTTCCTTTTTGCTCCACGCCTCTTTATTGTCGCGCACGTCGCCGATGGCTTCGTCGATCTGCGCGCCGGTATACTGGCTGTTGTACGCCATGTGATCACCCCTTCATGCATAGAAAATCCTCGCCGTCTGCCGTTTTCAGCGGCTGCGGCTGACCAAGCGGGATAAATCCGTAATTGTCGTTCCAGCTGCCGTCCGCGCTCTGCGCGAACAACGAAATGCGGTATTCTCCGTCTCCGGACATCAGAAAATCGTCGTAGACCTCAAAGGTGCGCTGCGTACCCGCCGGGGTCTGTGAGAAGGACGCGATCAAAGCGCCCTTCCCGCGGCCCCAATCCTCGCCGGACTTCGTCGCGCGGCACTCGAATGCCGTGTAGGCGATGTCCGACGAGAAGGTGACGGTGATGGAGTCGAATCCCGAGACTGCCGATATCTTGTTTCCGGTGATGGAGAAGGTCAACTCCGGCGCGGCCATTAGGCTGCGCTCCACGTCCCGGCGGCGTTCTTGACGAAGACCTTCACGATCTTCACGCCGTCGCCGGAAGACGCCGATTCGAGGTCTACGCCCTTGACGGTGACGTTGATAGCGGTGTTCTTCTTGTAGCCGCCTGCCGTGCCGCTGACGTTCGTGGAGCCGCCCGTCGCCGGGATCTGCGTGCCCGCCGTGTGCAGGCTGCTCGTCGCCGGGACGACGCGGACGGTGTATTCCTCAAAGTCCACATCGCAGACGAAGGAGAATGCCGCTGCGTCGTAGCCCGTGACCTTGGAAATGCGACTCTTGTCGGGGCCGGTGATGGTCACGGCGGGGATCGAGGTGTTGAGCGTGATGGAGTCGCTGGCCGCAGTCGATTCGTTGCCGACGTCGTCGCGCACCTTTACATAGATCGTCTTCAGGCCGTCGCCGTCCGGGAGCGTAATGGATTTTGTTGCGGCGAACGTCTCCCACGACGCATCTGCTTCCTTTGCCGCCGCCTTTGTGCCCCAGATCTTCATCTGGTAGCCGGTCGTCGCGGCGTCGGTGACTGAGATCTTCGCGGTGACGGTCGCGCTGGTCGCGTACTGCGCGCCGTCGTTCAGGATCAGCGATAGGCCGGCAGGTGCCAGCGTATCAAGTGTCAGATTGAAAAAACTTGCCATCTGGATTTATCCCCTTTCTTCGCTTGTGAGTTCGATGTACAAAAAGCCGCCAGGCCTTTCGTAGATGGTTTCTGTGCCCAAGCGGGCGGATTTGATGCCCATGGAGCCGATGAACAGCTCCAGAATGCGTTTGATTCCAACTGCCAGCATGTTATCCCTCCAACAGATACAGTGTCCGCGCGTCCTTTTTGTCCAGCGCGTCATAGTCCGATTTTTTCAGCACGCGGATCTCATCGATCTGCGCCGATGCAATGCCTCCGCCGCCAGAGCCGCCGCCAGCACGCACGGAAACGTTAAAGGAAACGTCGATCGGATCGCGGTTCTTGAGTTCAAATTCAATGCCGCCCATCACAACACCGCCTTTGAAAGCGCGGCAGATACGTCGATCTGCTTTTTCTCGGAGCCGAGCACGTCACCGCTTTTGAATTTCACGCGAATCTGCATCGGGCAGACCTTCGGCAGGCGGAATGTTTCTTCCTGCGCCAGCGGGAAATAGAATTTCCCGTCCGCGTATGTGATCTGGCCTGGGTAATACTTCTGCAAATACAGAAGCGTCATTTCGATCTTCTCAATATCGTCGATCTCGACAGCCTGCCCGTTGTTCTTGACCGTGACGGCCAGACTGTACGCATCGCCCTGTACCATGCTGCTCATACGTCTATTCCTCCATATCTTTCGTGGAATATCGCTCTAATTCTTCCGCGCTTTTCCTCTTCAAAATGTTTGCGATTTCCTCCTGCGTAAGCCACGGCAGCTTGCTCAGAATCGTTTCGTCGTCAAGGTAGCTCGCGGCAAGCAGCACCATCTGCGTCTGTTCTAACTGATTTGTTATTTTGGATCGCATAAAGGATGGCTCGTCATCAATACCAACGATCTTAAACAACGCCTGCAGGAACTCGATCACGCAGTATTCAAATTGATCCACCTTGTTATCCATCGGCTGATACGCCGCCATGATCTCCGTCGCCGTCTTCTGCCCCGCCTGCACTTTTGCCACATCAAGCATTTGCGCGTCACGGTAAAGATCGTCGCTGATTCTGGAAAGAAGCGCTTCCCGAGCTTCAACTGGGATTGTGAGCGTATGAGCCTCTGCCTTCGCGCCGTCGTCGTCCACGAGCCCAACGCCGATCCGCCGCATAGACTCTTTGAACCGTGCCATATCGATCTCGTCCATGCCACCGGCGTTTGAGATCGTCCAATAAATGATCGACGCCTCATCAACTGTATTCGCAAAGCCTGACTTAATGAGATCGTAGCAGTCTATCGCCTCGCGTTGGCCGACAAGCTCTGACTGCCTTGCGCGGTTGCCGTAGAGCGGAATAATCGGGAAGCCGGGATAGTTTTGATATGCAAGGATCTCCGTACCGTCCGCTTCGGAACTTGCCTCGACAGATACATATCCGCGCTTTGCCTCTAGGATCTCCATGTTTTTTCCGCTTCTGCGGATGAACTGTGTAAAGCCGTCCGGCTCGTAGAGTGTTGCGCGAAGCGGCTTCGTATCGGATACCTGCCAGAATCTAATCCCGGAGCGCAACGCACCGTTTTCCTCATCGAGAATCGGAACGAACTCTGTTACGTCGAAAACCTCAAGATGATCAAGGTTCCAGAAGCCATACGATACGCCTCCAACAAGGGCCGCATGCGCTGCGTCCTGCAGCCGAACGTCGAACGATGCGCCGAGTTTTTCTTTGTTCGCGGCTTCTTTCAGCGTCACGCCGTTCCCGAGCAGATACTGCGTTTCCTGCGTGATGAAATTTGCAAAGAAATTGCTCCGAAGCTTATAGTTCGGACTGTAGTTGTCCGGAATGACTTTCCCGTTGAGTGTATAAAGCAGCTTTTGAAAATTAGCAATCGTCACATTCCTGTGCGCGTCATACTCCTTCGCAATAACCGCCTGTTTGTATAAATCCGAGTCTTTGTGATTATTTATCGCGGACAGAACAAATTCCATCCGTTCCCGGTCAGACTTTTCCGCAACCTCTAAAAAATCCTGATATGTTTTCATCTTTTGCCTCACCGCGCCAGCTCCGGCACAAATCTGTGTTCTTTGAAGTGCTTTTTCAAGACCGTCATCACCATGTACCTGATTTCGTCCATAGCGTGGTCGTTTTCCTTCACGACGCGGTCAGATTCTGCTTTTTCGTCCCACCTGTAAAGCCCAAATTCGCGGATGGTGTCTTTACAGCCCGCATGAATCTTGATTCTTCCATCTCGCAGGAAATCGGACGTTGTGCGGATCCCGTTCAAAACGTCGTTGTCAGCGTGCCGGGCTTTAAATCCGCTCCTTCTGCGCAGCGCTTCAATGAACGACGCGGCAGACGGATCCACGACAACGGCCCTGATTGGCTTATCTCCTGCAAGCCGTTCTACCATGTCGCAGTATTCCTCATCTGTTTTCTGCTTTTTTTCCTCGCGGCCGCTGTAATAGATCTCCGCGATTCTGACTGCACATTTCTTCCCAACGCACCATAACCCGGCAGAAAACGGGTTCAGCGTGCCATAGTCTATAGATATATAATAATCTCCGGTGTCCGGGATCTCCTGCGTGATGCAGCCATCTCCAAACATCGGATATACCAGTCCTTCGGCACGTACCCAGAGGCCGAGAATGTAGCGGTCGTAATAAACCGTCCCTTCGTATTCTTTTTTCAGATTTTCTTTAAAAGATTCCGGCAGGAACGGGTTGTCGTCTATCGTGTATGTCTGGCTGAAAATATCCGCGTTGCTATCGAGGAATTTTTTCAGCCAGTGGTCAGGATATTGCGGATTGAACGTCCCATCAAAACAAGAATATTCCTTGTCAAGACGGCTTTTCAGCAGTGCGAATACTTCTTCCGACCAATCAGCTACTTCGTCCCCATAGCAATATTTAATCGATGCACCGCGAATCTTTGACACCTGAGAAACCTTTTCCGCACCGAGGCAATAGCACTTTTCCCCGAAAATCCACGCTGTGTTGTCGCTGGAGATTGTTCCGACAAGCATATCGCCATACAGGTTCCGCATCGGCTCCAGCACATTTCGCTCAATCGTGGATTTTGTTACGCCGAGAATGACGGCCAGACCATCTTTTCCGATTCGCTCACGAATCCGGATCGGTATGATCCATCGAAAATCGAGGTAAGTCTTCCCGCTTCTGGTGGCTCCGCCCTTGAAGTTCCATCGATGCGTCCCGTATTTTACAAATTCACGTTGTTTCGGACTTAACAGCATCTTGGAACTCCTTCAGCATCGAATCAAGCTTCTCCATTGTCGTCCTGTTGCGGTCGGAAGCTGCTGCGTATCGCTTCATGAGACTGTCACCGGCTTTCAGCCGGTCGGATAGCGATGCGTCCATGCCGAACTGGTCTTTGACCTCCCCGCGCATGACCGCAGTGTAAAATTTCAGAATTTCGTTTGAATCCGCGACCTGCGCAGCCTCTTGTTCGTCCAGCCTGCGCTTTATATATGCAGAAATAGCTGGTTTTGATAGGTTTTCTGCCGCAATCACTCTGCATGATGTTTCTTTGTACCCGGCCTTTTTCGCTGCTTCTGTCGCGTTCCCGGATTTCAGATATTCTTCGCAGAATCGTCTCTGCTTCGGCGTAAGCTTTTCATCCGCCATCGCTGTAAAGTCCGGCCAGCAGCTTCACCACATCCGCAATCTGGTACGTTTCCAGCAAAGTGACGTTCTTCGGCTTTTCATCAGGTCGATATTCGTAAACCATGTATTTCGTCACCATCCTGTCATTTTTCGCGGAATAGGTCTGCATTTGATTGATTTTTATTTTGGTTCCGTTGTACAAGAGCGCTGTTTGCAGCTTGTGTGCAAGGGCGCGCAAACTTGCCATAGCCGCTCCTTTCTGCCTCATTCTTTCGTTCTCGTGTCTCCGTGTGTGAATAAATATATTTATTCACACCGGAGAACACGAGAACAGGAGGAGGTTTCCGCAGAACGCTGCGGCGCCGATGAAAAAGGGCGTAGAGTTGATCTCTACGCCCTTATAGTAAATGTTAAATTTGGCTCTGGGACGCAGACTTTTTCATAAAAGCCCTCTTTTTTGCCCCACAAGGCGAATAAATTGCCTGTGCCATTCCTGCGCGGTGCGTTCGGATACATAAACCGCCATTGCAGCGCCTTGCAGGGTATGCGTCCGCTTCCAAAGAACCAAGTCTATGAGCCGCAGCCGCTCCGCGCCGTCAACGAGCTGTTCCGTCTCCGCGATTGCCTCCTCAACGGCAGCGCGCTCGGACTTCGTCATCAGCCCGCCGCCCTTATAATTGCGGATCATCCACTTTGCATATGGCCACCAGCCGTAGCGCGGCTTACTCACGGCGCGCTTCCTTTCTTTTCTTGCAGTGGCTTACATCATGATACCGGATACACCCGCATGTGGTAGAGAAATACGCACATTGTGAGTTCTTGCACCCATCAACTGCCTTTTCGTCCAGCACATCCTTTGCCCATTCCCCGCGCGCTTTGTCCAGTTCATCTTTGTACGCCGCGCACAGAAACGCAGCATTAGTTATAACATGCCACAGAGCCGGTAAGCCGCTCTCATAGTCGAGCGCCAGCGGATTATCCCAGATATGCAGAACGTGGCGCAGAAGGGCGTCCAGCCACTTCTCGCGCGGCACCTTGCGCCAGTCCTCCGCGTCGGCGTATTTTGCCTTTCCAAACTCCCGCACCTGCATGATCGCCTCGATCGCCTCTACCGGCACGAGCGACGGCCTCGGCTTCCCATCATCGTACTTTGCGCCCTTAATCTGTTCCATCAATAGTGTACCCTCCCTTCGCGTTTTGCCCGATCGTATTTCCGCTCTCTGGCGGACCTGCCGATTGTTTCCATCCCGCGCTCTATGCGCTCTACCTTGCTTTTGTTGTACTCGTCCGCAGCCTTGCGATACTCTATGTACGCCTCGCAGGTCGTATGCTTTGCCCCGCAGCCTTTTTCGGGACAGTCGCCGCACGGAGCGGAATATGGGCTGATTCTTAAATCTCCCTGCATTCGTCTACCCTCACACAGACCCGTTTGTCTCCGACGCGCACAACATATCCGGGCATGCTGCTGACGTATTCATATTTTTCCGCGTCGTACACTTCGCCCATGCGCGGACGCATGGCGGGATAGACCGGGATGATCGCCGTGATCTGGACCCGTACCTCATCCCATGCGCGATCGCGCCGCTTGCCCGTGCAGATGGGATGCAGTTTGCGCCATGCCCCTGCACATGCCCGGCTGCAGAGATACCGGCCATCCGCGCGCGGCTTGCAGGGCCGGGTGAATATTTTCCCACAAACCGGGCATGTCGCCGTGATATTTGCCATTGCAGCTTTACCCCCCTTGCTAATCTAAAAATCTCATAAAAAAACAGTTTCATCAGTAACTTGTAAGTTGTCTGTGATCTCCACCTCCATTTCGTCCGATAGTTTCACCCGGATTTCTGCCCGTTTTGCACAAAATGGCGCAAATGACGAGTTATAGCAGTCGCATACAATGTAGTCTCCATCAAAACGGAACGTGTTTTTGTGGCAGTCCTTGTACTCTGCATTCCTGTTGCAGGTTGAAAGCTTTGCCCATCGTCCCTTCCAATCCGGAGCTTTGATTTTGTAATCAGGATACGCTTCCTGGAATGCTGCATACTTTTCCGGGAATAAACCCCGTAGCTGATGCAAAAACATCGGAACGGTTTTGTCCTGATAATCCCGAATGACGCCGCCCATTATTGCGCGCGGGATAAAATCGCAAATTCTCTTAATGTTTTCAGGCGTGAGTTTATCGGCGCTTATGTACAGTCTGTTAGTGCCAAGATGCGGGTTATCGCAACGGATTTCCCCGCCAAATTCCTCCAACCATGTATAAGGAACGGTGAGGAAAGCGTCTTCTCCTATGCGTGTAATCAAATTGGTTGATGGATATCGTAATTTCCCGTAAGCGGGATTTGTTCGGGCTTCTTTCTGAACCCGTAAAAACTTCTTTGACTGTTTTGTTCCACCATCCACAATTGTGATCTCACCGTTTGGGCATCTGACGCCAAATAGTGTTGTTACGCAAAAACACTTTCCATTTTTATAGGCAGAGCATTCCTCGGCGCGGTTGCAGCGGATGTACTCTGCTCTTAACCTACAATCCCTGCTACCGTCTCCGTATAAATGCGCGCAAATGCAGTTATCATTCATAACTGTATCCCCCTTATGTACTTGTCAAAATACGTCACAGCTACCGCCATAGCCGCCCACATGTCCGCCGAAAACCCATAAAAGAAACCGGGGTCCTTTTTCGTCCCCTTTCCGAAGTTCGGCTGGCCGGGCGCGTAGCGGTCGACGAGGGCCTGCCGGATGTTTGCATCTTTGGCAGATAGCGAGCCGCACAGATCCAGCTTTTCTTCCCGGCGGAAGATCCGCGTCGGCTCATAGCCTGTTTCCCACAGCACGATTTGCCAGAACCGGCCGATCCAGACACAGGTGTCGAACACTTCCTGCCCGACTGTCATGCCCATACCGGCTATCATTTCGATTACAACTTGCTGACAGTTCCACCGAAGTTTCTGCTCCAGCAGCTGCAGCATTTTGCGGTTCTCGATCTTCCCGGCCTCCAGCACGCGGCGGATCTCTTCGCCGTCATGCTCTACGATTACATAGCCGGATTGAATATTGCCGGGGTCAATCGCCAGTATCGTTCCCACCTTGCAGCCTCCTTCCTGTCTCGCACGGCTTCATCTCGTCGCAATCACCGTATTTCGCGCAATGTGCTGCAAACAGCCCCTTAAATTCCGGGCATTTATAGATCACAAGTCCGCACATCAGTTTGACGACGGTTCGCGTCTCTTTTGCCGCCAACTTGCAGAGCCGCTTCTCCGCAATCGTCATCAGCTCTTCCGCGTCCATGTACCAGATCATGTCCACGGGAGCGTCCTGCCGCGCTGCGTTCCGGTCGTATGCATCCTGCCGGTCATTCCGCTGTGACCGGATAAACGGCTGTGCGTGGACGTGGCGGGCTAAATGGGTGCTTACCCAGTACGGAACACCCTCGAGGTAAAACGCAAACTGCAGCGTCCGGATGGGGCTGTGCTGCGCCCGGAGGATGGCGTGTTTCCACTCCATGTCCGGTGCTGTCTTCATCTCTTTTCCAATGGTGACTAAAGCGCACTGCTTGGCCAGCGCCCAGTCCTCATCGGTGGGATATTTCAAAAGTGTAATGTTCATTCTTCCCTCCGTTTTCCGTAGCTGCAAAAATCTGTTTCCTCCCGCCAGAAGCCGTCTTTGGTTCTCAGGCACACCATAGCGCCATTTGGCTTGCTGTCGTAGTCTCCGTATTTGCAGTCCTTGCACCGCACCACCTCCGCAACGTCGGCGGCGGGCAAGTCCTTAACAATCTGCAACTGTATTGGAGCGTAGCACATTCCAGGTGCAAATAGTGCTTTCACCGCCGCTTCGCGGCTGATGTATTCCTCAGGCATCTTCGTCATCTCCAAAGCGCTCGTCGTACTCTTCTGGCGTGATGAACTGAATATCGTCGCCGGTATAGCCGACTACGTCAAGGCACATCAGCTCTATCAGCGTATCTTTATTGATACACTTGCACAGATCTTCATACGGGATCGTGTTTTCTGATTCGAAGCTCATCTGCGCTCCGAACTCTCCTCGGACGGTAAAACACACTCTGTTTTTAATCATCCTTCTTGCCCTCCATTTCCTGCAAAGCCTTTCTGGCGGCTTCCTCTGTCAAAAACACCGTTCGTCCGATTGCTTCCTCGCAGAATCTCTTCCGCCCGGTTATGTACGTTGTGCCGTTGACGTCAATGCGGATTGCGTCTACCGTGACCGGCACGGGCTTTTTGGGGCGCGTGTAAAACATCTTAGACAGCCAAACCGTATCGCCCGGTCTGAGCCGCTTTCGGCTTGTCATCCGTTCCATCCTGCTTCGCCTCCTAAACTTCCAAAATGGAATTTCCAGCCGGAGGTTTCGCGTCAGCCGCAACCGCTTCGGTCTCGCTCAAAAATACTCTCACACCGATCTGGTCCACAGGGATACCGATATCCACAATTTCCCCCGGAACAATGATGCTTGCTGATATTCTTGTAACCTCATGTGGTTGCACGCCAATGCAATCTCGCGCGTTATTTTTGTATGTCTTAAACCACACCGTATCGCCCACCTTGCACGGCAGAATCAGGACGCGCCCGTCCTTGTCGGCCTCGGCAAGCTCGCGGATGTGCTTGAGCAATGTAAGCTGCTCAGTCAGCGTTTTTGATTCTTTCAGCGCGTAATTGAACAGCTCTCCTAGCGCAGTTACCTCTTTTGGCGTCAGCCCCGTATCCTCATGTTCCACCAGCCGGCCTAACAAACGATTGCGGCAGTACAGCGCGGTGCAGTCAACCATCGGCTTACCATGCTTACCCGTCCAATCCGCTTTGCACTTCTCGCAGTCCATCATTGCCTGCCCATTGGTGTCGCGTTTTGTCAGTCGTTCCATGTCTGTCCCCCCCTATTCAATCCAAAACGTTGCAACCGGAACAAGTTCTTCATTCCATCGCAGCAGATCATTCCACGCTTCAAGGATTCTTCGAAAAAACTGTATCGTCCCTTCCACCGTTCCCCATCCGTTCGGTGCTTCGTATTCTTTGAACGAATCTGGGGTCTGCTCCAACTTTCTCAAGCCAGCCTCGATTTTCGGAATTACGTCCACGCAAAGCCCGTTGTTCTGGCAGTTCTTCCATTTCAGACCAGTTGATTTCTCAATAATCTTCCGGACGTTCCAAGTTATATTTGCGTCGCACGCACCAACTGGGACGTAGGCATCAAGCCCTTCGACTTTTACCTTGAACGAAATATCGTAGCTCATGTGTCACCTTCCTCCGGCGCTCCCTGCAAGCCGTGCCATTCCCAGCGGCTGGAATTGCTGCATTGGTGACATGGACAATTTTTCGTCACACAGCTCATGCAGTCGATAACAGTCGCATCATCAAATTCGCAGTAGTCGAAATGCTTACAATCCAGACACGAGCGACGCGCTTTTATCTGCTCAAGCAGCGCGTCCCTCTCGGCTTCTGCCTCCGCCTGCGTTCTCTGGGCGATGGCAATCACCATGTCCTTCCACTCGATTTCTTTTCGCAGATCTGCAACATCTGCGGTCATGCGCTCGATCAGGTCGGCTGCGCACTTTTGCATCACGCTCACGCAGTTCTGATCGCTCACTGTCTGGCAGCGAGCGCACGGTGCCCCAAATTGGCAGCGCCGCAGCGCCTGCACGATTTTCTTTTCTGTCATGTCGTCTCCTTCCAAAATTCGTTGAACTTTTTCCCAGTGATAATCGGGCGGCACCATTCGCGCTGGAATCTCCGCCATTCATAATCGTACTTTCCGTCCTCTCCGCGAAACAGCATGGCATACGGCACAAATCCTGCTTGCATGGTCTGCGTCAGGCGCTTTTCAGCATCCTCAAAGCTATCTCCGTCGTAGCCGCACAGCACATAGCAGCACATGGTGTGGCTCGCTGGGCGAAATCCTGCCGTCCGCAGCTTATTTCCCATCTCGATCAGCGGTTCCAGATCATCACGAGTGTCATATGCCGTGTATAGACGCGCCGGTTTTACTTCATAAAGAAGGTCCGCCTGCCATTGTTGCAGCAGTGCCGGTTCTAACCCCCCTGTAAAAGCAGATCTGTGTTTTTGCCTCTTGAGCATGTCACAGACTGCCCGAAAATGCGCTTCTGACGTTCCCAGAATGTTATCATCAAGGATGTTCCATCCATCCACAATCGGCAGCTCTTTGATTTCCCCGTGCGCGCAGCGCGGCACGGAGCAGAACCAGCAATCCTTTGTGCAACCGCGCGAGGTGAAGATCATTCCGTCCCGCAGATACAGCCCGGGCGTAAAGTCTCCCATGCGATCATCAAACGCCGGGCCGCCGACCTCCACCGGAACGCCGAGGACCTGCCATGCGTAGTACAGATCTTCGGCCTTTTCGAAATCCCACGTAAACGTTACGGAGATATGTACCTCTGTCACGCCCGCTTTGATGCAATCGGCGATATTCTCGATGGTCGGCTGCCCGAAGAACGCCAGCGCATCCGTCGGCGACATGGCCGTTTTACGCGGGAATACGCGGGCGATCATAGCGCGTCCTCCTCCATTCCCTCAAGAACCATTTGTCCCGGCAGCACGCCGTCCTCCATCCACCAGTGCATCACGTCCTCGCCGGTTTCTCCAAAGCGCATACCTCCGTCCATTTTCCCGCGCCGTCTGCGCTCATCGAGCATCCTGTCAAACGCCCGGACATACGCGGCTTTAATCTTCGGATACCTTGCAAACTCGGCGTATCTCGTTGCCTTTTTGGCAAGAGGGCATCCGATGCACCCCACGCGCTTCCATCCGCATTCATACAGCGGATTCATGCAGATCTTTTCGGCAGAAGCGTAGTCCAACACATCAGATTCCGTCCAGTCGATGATTGGATTGATCGTTCGCGTCCCCTTGAGCTGGCAGTTTTCCATCATCATTCGGCTTTCGTCGTTGTCGTTCATCAGAGTCAACCGCTTGGATTTGTCCCTGTGCAGCGCCTCCATAACACCGCGGGACTTGCGCTTTTGCGATTCGGCCCAGCGGACGCCGGTCGCGATCCATCGGCCACGCCCGCTGGTCTCTTTGAGCACCGCGCAGCAGTAGCGCACCAGGCGTGTCGGCGGCATCAGCTTGCGCGGGATCAGGTTCCACATCGTCACGTTCCCACCGTCCGGCGTCCGGTGCGTATCGATGTCGCATTTTACGCCAGCCAGCTCCAAGCGGCGGAAGGTATCCCGCACATGCCAGACAGTCTCCGGCGCGTCCGCTGTTGTCAGCGAGTGCAGCACCTCATATGGGATCCCCGCCGCACCAGCCAGATGCAGCAGCACGTCCGAGTCCTTCCCCCCGGAATACGTGACCACCAGCGGCTGCTTGTACAGGCGCAGGCTCATATCCGAAGCCATCCGCAGCAGATCAATCGCTCTTTGTTCTAAGCTCATTGCCGTCCTCCCTCCCCAACCTCATACCAGCGCCTTCCAGCCGGGTGTCCGGCGTGCTTCTCTCGATCAGCATCTCCCGTGCATCTTCGCGTGCCAGCTCTGCTTTCGCCAGCGCCTTTTCGAGGCGGTGGATCTCGATGGACGCAGCCTGATTGCTTTCGGACAAAAGAGTATTGCGCTCCAGGCATTTCGTGGCATTATGCGCCACGGCCATTCGTTCTTTTTCCTTCTTGCAGTTCTGGCAGACATAGCGCGTTGCCAGTGCCCCTGCCAGTTTTTTCAGCATTTTCATGTCTTATCCTCCTTGTTTTCTGCAAGCATCCGTTCGACCGCTGCCATCTGGAACGCCGTCAGATCGTCTCCGTGGCGCTGTACGCCATGTTGCATCTTCGCGGCGCCCTTCGATATAGGCCCCATCGCCCTGTCCACGGCCGCCCCGCCCTTGTCCTGCTCCTTCGCCAGCCAGCGGACAATAAACGCATTGATCCCGCGCTTTGTTTTCCGCTTGGCCGGATTTGCGTCTAACCAGCCCCTCATGTTCCGCAGCTGCTGTATCACGTCGACAGCAGGGTACAAGCCCGCCCATTCCTGGCATTGCTCCACGGAAACGGGATATCCCGTTCCATCATTCAGCGGCAGAGAGATTGCTGGCGGCGTGGATGCCGCTTGCGGCTCCGCGCTATCTTCCGCATCTCGAATAGCGAATTCGATTCTCGATTCTCGATTCTCGAATACGGGGACATTTGCAAGCATTTGCTTGCAAATGATTTCATCCGCTTGTTTCCCATCATCAGGCGACGGGAATTTGCTTACCTTCGCACGCTGCGTCTGATACTTGCCCCATGTTGGTAGGTAAAGGAAGCGCTTGCCCTCAAACACATACAGAGCAATCAATCCAGCACTCGCCAGCCCATGAAGAGCGTTTTCTACAGTTTTGAGCGTGAGGTTTTCTTTCAGCGGGAAGAGGCGGTTTTTCACTACCGCCGCTCTCCCGTCAAAGCGTCCGAAATCATCACAGTTTACAATGAGCCGATAAAACAGAACTTCTTCAAACCACGAGAGTTTGTCGACGCTATCGCTTGTGCAGATGCTTTCCCGAATAATTCTGTTCGGCATGTTTCAGCCCTCAGAACGGCAGCTCGTCGTCGCTTTCGTCAAGCTGTTTGAACTCCTCTGCGCTGGCCGGTGCGGGCGTTACAAAGGAGTCTGCCTTGCTGGGCTTGAGGTACCGGATACAGTCGCGCGTTACACCGTCATTGCCCTCAAACGGCTCCATGTGCAAAATGCAGTTGCGGCCTACCAGATCGTCAAGTTCAAAATCGGTGCCCGGCTCAATGCCAAGCGCATTTGCATATTTGCCGATCTTGTCGGCGTCGTACTCCCCGGTGTCGCGGTCGGGCCAGAAGTTCTTGAAGATGTGCTTCTTCTGGTATTCCTGTTCAACGTCCTCACGGACGACGAAATCAAACTTGATGCACTCATTTCCGTTCTTCGTTACGCTGTAGCCGCACGATTTCAAATAGCACTCATAGTCGCCAGCCTTCATCAGGCCGCCGTCGTTTTTAACAGCTTTGAATCCCATCTATCTTGTCCATCCTTTCAGTGTTCATTTCCCAATGTGTAAAATAATCGTTGATATAACCGTTTGCCAAAAGCCAGTTGATAAAGCATGAAATCGTATCTTCGATAGGCTCGAAATCGCCGCGCCGGTACGTCTCCGCGTAAGTGTTCGCGCCGTCGAAGATCAGGTATGTAAATTTTGACGCGCCGGGCAGCAGATGCAGATACATCGGATGCTGCGGGCTGTGCAGGTACTTGCCGTATTCGTACCGCTGCACGCGCTTGATGTCGTAGATGATTCCGGCCTTTACGTAGTCGCAGACGCCGTATAACTGGAAATCCAGTCCCGATACATGCAGCCGCCCGGCGACCGGCACTTGTGGCTGACCGCCCGAGCAGATGCGGGAAAATTTTGCTACAGCCCGGTCGTATTTCTCGCTGACAGGCTCAATTGGTACGCCCGCAACCGTGCTGTTGATCGCCGCCTCGAAGTCAATGCCAGCCTGCATCGCCTGCGTTGTTTCCTTCTCTTCACGCCGAAGCGTAGAGAGGAATGAGGACAGCGCCGCGTCTGCATACGCATCATCCGCATCAAGAAAGTGCTTCCAGCTGCTTAGCAGGCTTTGTGTCAGCCAATACATAGGCTTTTATCTCCTTATCGTATTTCAGACCGAGTTTCTTGCACTTGCGCTTGAACTCTGCGCCAAGCTCGGCGGCGCTAGTCAGAGCGTGATGGATCTTTGCCAGCCCTTCCCGCGCCTTTAACGCTGTGTCGGGATCTCCGACAAGCGCAATGAACGCGCGGCCTTCCTGCATCGCCACGTCATATGCGGTTTTCTCGCCGCTATAGATCTCGGCCTGTGCGTTGATGTCCTCTTGCGCTTTGCGGAACAAATCCGTCAAAAACGTGGACTTCTGGCCGGGCTTGAGCTCCGGCAGCTGCATCACGCCGCGCACACCGAAGCAGCCTTTTGCAAAGTATTCGTCTGTCGGTGTAAAGCCGATCATGCGCTTGTTGCCCATCATGAACATATAGCCGCCAAAGTCCGCAGGCGTCCAAACGATATCCTTTGCGCCGCCCTCGCAGGACAGGCGTGTCTGGATGGTATCGCCCTTCTGCTGCTCCGTTGTATGGAACACCACGATCAGGTGCTTCCTGTCCTTTGCGCGGATCTGATAACACAGCCGGTCGAACTCGGATTTGATCACGCCATACATTGCACGACCATCCTTTGCGGCCTTGCTGTCCTGCTTCTTCGCCCAGTCCTTCATGAGCTGCACAAGCATACCGCCAGTGTCGATCACGACGGATTCCGATTCCTTGTACTCGTCGGAATCCATATCGCCAAGCATTTCTTCGTAGGATTCCACAACAGAGGTCACGCCGCGCTGCTCTGGCCTGACGCGGGCAATGCCGTTGTCCGTGTCGAACAGAAACGGTTTCGGGGCCGAAAGTGCCAGCGTCGTCTTTCCTAATCCGGGCTGTCCGGAAATGATGCACATGAATTTCTTGTTGCTGAAATCTAGTTCAGCGGGTTTCTTGATTGCCATTTTATCCTTCCTCCTGTTTCGTCTTTCCCACCAGCCACAGCGGCGGGAATAAATAACGGTCTTCGTCCTCCGGCTCGTCCGGCTCGTACTCCGGCTCCGGAATGCTCAAGTACAGATTTTCACCATTGTATCCCACGCCGTTTCGCCTCCTTCTCCAAGAGCTTTTCGCAAAGGCTCTGAACGCTCGCGCAGTGCATGGCTTCACAGAGCTGCTGCAGGACTTCCGCGCCGCCGTCCGTCAGCCGGAAATAATACCGGTTCGTCTTCTTCCTGCGCTCAACGCGGTTCTTCGGCGCGTCCAGCGCCTTGATGGAGGCCGCAGCCTCCGGCACGAGCTGAACGCCGTATTTCTCCGGCGCTTCGCACTGCGAAAGCAGGCATTTGTTGAACTTCGGGTAGTCGGCCCGAACCGCTTCGACACAGGCTTTCGCGCCGTGCCGGACGCGGGAATCCGTTAAACTTGACATAGGTTCCTTTCTGGCTTATAATAGAAGCCGACATAATGTCCTTTCATTTCGGCCTCTGTCGCGCGACAACGCGGCAGGGGTCATTTCTTTTTGCCCGTGCGCTCCCGGAGGAGCTTGCAGGTCTCGTCCCACTGTGAACAGACGATCTCGGCATAAGTGCCGCAGTGCCTATAGGAGTTTTCTACGCATTTGCTGCGCTTGAATTCCAGCATCTCGCAGACCTCGCAAGGCGTCATCAGCAGCGCCTTTTCTTTAATATCCATCACAGCAGCCCGAACAGCGTTGTCCCCAGCGCGATCGCGCCGATCACGATTGCTTCATTTGTCATGTCCGCCCCGCAGGCCAGCACGGACAGCATCAGCGCCGCACCGCCGATCCACAGGCACATACTCTTGATCACGCGCAGCATTGTCTTGCGATACTGCAGCTCGTCCCGCAGCCGTTCCTGACGCTCTTCAGTGGTTTCCTCTCTCATAGCTCTCCTCCAACAAATTTAATGAATGGTTCTCTCGGGATCTTCACTCTGTGCTTGCTTGTGCAGCAGACCGGGAAGCCCAGCTTTTCAGGCTGTTCCCTCGCCATCAAGCGAAGCCATTGCGGGGTACAGCCGAGCACCTGCGCCGCCTCGCTTGCGAGGAT